CCTGCCATGCCCAGTAAGTTTGCTTCTGGTAAAAAGGCTATCTCGGAGTGTGACCGTTGCGGTCAACGCTACCCGCTGCGCAAGCTGAAGCCCCTCGTCGTCAAGACGAAGCTGACCAACATCCTGTGCTGCCCCACGTGCTGGGACCCTGACCAGCCGCAGCTGCAGCTTGGGCTCTTCCCGGTCAACGACCCGCAGGCGCTGAGAAACCCAAGGCCTGACAACTCGTACGAACAAAGCGGCCTGAATATCAACGGGACGCCATCAGGTGGTAGCCGGGACATCTACTGGGGGTGGGCTCCTGTAGGCCTGCTTACAGGAGACTCTAGTCAGCTAAACGCGCTGGGTGTAACTCAGGTGCAGAATACGCTAGAAGCATCGGGCCAAGTCGGCACGGTTGTTGTAACTACGACCTAGGAGGGTCCTGATATGAACAAGAAACCCATCAGCGTGCCGGTGCCGAATACCAGCGGCTATCCCAACAATGTGGCTAACACCCAGACCATGCGCATTCGTGGCACCAAGCTCGCCACCAAAGGCACCAACTTCAACCCGAAGTGCTGCTAGGCCTAGCGCATGAACTACACCACTCTGTCTTCGACAATCCAAGCGTACGTCGAGAACGACTTCCCGGCCAGTGTTGGTAGCGGGTCGCTGACGTCTGCGCAGCAGATCGCTACGTTTGTCACGCAGGCAGAGCAGCGCATCTACAACACTGTGCAGTTGTTGGCAGAGCGCAAGGTCACGACCATCTCCACGGTAAATGGCACGTCCACGGTCGCGGCTCCGGCAGACTGGCTGTCTACCTACTCCATGGCGGTGCTTGCCACTGCTAACACCTACACTTTCCTGTACAACAAGGACGTGGAGTTTATCCGCGAGGCCTATCCGGTTATCAACAGCACGGGCACGCCGAAATACTACGCGCTGCTGGACGACACGTTCCTGCTCGGGCCTACCCCTGACGCCGTCTACACGCTCAGCCTCAACTACATGGCCTACCCCACCAGCATCACCACCGCGAACACCTCGTGGCTGGGCGACAACTTCGACTCCGTGCTTTTGTATGGCAGCCTGCTGGAAGCCTACACCTTCATGAAGGGCGAGCCTGACGTCATTGCCGGGTATCAGAAGCGTTACGACGAGGCCATGGTGCAGTTGAAGCAGCTGGCGGAAGGCAAGAACCGACAAGACACCTACAGGACCCTGCAGGTCCGGTACCCAGTTAAGTAGCGAGGCCGAAATGATCGAGCAGACTATGTGCACAAGCTTCAAGGCAGAGGTCTTGCTGGGCGTCCACGACTTCCGAGCCGCTACTGGCGATACATTCAAGATCGCGCTTTACACTTCTAGCGCCAACCTCGGCCCTTCCACCACGGCGTATTCCTCCACAAACGAAGTAACGGGTACGGGATACACCGCTGGCGGTATCACGCTAACCAAGCTGGGCGTAGCCTCTAGCAGCTTCGAGTCAGGTGCCAGTCTAGGTGTTGGGTACACTTCCTTTGCTGACGTCGTTATAGTCAACACGAACATCATCGCTGCCGGAGCCCTTATCTATAACACCACCCCGTCAGCTAATGGCATCGCTGGTACGCCACTCACCAACCCCGCTGTGTGCGTGCTGGATTTTGGGGGCGATAAAACTGCTTCTGGTGGCACGCTAACCATTACGTTCCCCGTCAATGCTGGCGACACCGCGATCATCAGGATTGCGTGATGCTCAGGTTTCTACAGCCTTACCTCGTCTACGTTGCTGGTGCTGCCGTGATGGTCGCTGCCTTTGGTGGTTGGACCGTGCGCGATTGGCAGTGCAAGGCCGCAGAAGCCGCCACCCTCAAAAGGGTAGCTGAAGAGAAAGACAGGATGCAGGGGGTCATGGATGAGCAGGCAGTCGCGTACGAAGAAGCAAAAGCCGCAGCCGCTGTCGTTTCTGTCCAGCGGACCCACACGATCAGGGAAGTGTTCCGCGATGTTCCGGTTGATACCAGTTGTACTCCTCCTGCCGCTGTTGACGGCCTGCTCTTGGATGCCGTGGAGGACGCCAACCGCGCAGTTTCCGGAGCCCCCCGCTAACCTCGCGGCTCCGTGTCCGCCGCTGGCACTACCGCCTACCCCGCTTCTGGACCCCGAGAGGGCTGTGTGGGAAGCCGACATGATCGCTAAATATGGCGACTGCGGAGCCCGGCACGTCAACACTATCGAGGCTTGGAAGAGGGCTGCTAACCGTAGTAATCAGTGATATACACGACTAAACGCGTACGCTTCTAACAGGAACCGCAGATGCCTAGCACGTACAGCCCCCTCAAAATCGAGCTTATGGCTTCGGGGGAAAACAACAACGCGTGGGGTGCCATTACCAACACCAATCTCGGCACGGCCCTTGAGGAAGCCATCACTGGCTCTGCGAATGTTACTTTTGCCAGCGGCAACGTAACGCTGACCCTGATCGACGACAACAACTCGCAGACCGCGCGAAACCTGCGCCTGAACCTGACCGGCACAACTGCTGGCGCTCGGGACCTCATCGTCCCCGCCATCGAGAAGCTGTACTACATTAAAAACGGCACCACTGGCGGCGACACCATCACGGTCAAGACCTCCACTCAGGTTGGTGGTATCGCCGTCCCACATAACAAGTCCGTGGTGGTGTATAACGACGGCACCGACGTGGTTGATGCGGTCACCCACCTGACTTCGCTGACGCTTGGTTCCGCGCTCCCCGTGACCTCTGGCGGCACCGGGGTCACTTCGCTTACGTCAAATGGCGTTGTCTATGGCGGCGCTACCGCTGGGGTAACGGCTGCGGGTACGACCGGGCAGGTTCTCGTGGGTAATACCGGCGCTGCGCCTTCGTGGGGTGCGGCTACTGGCGTCGCTGTCACTTCCATTAGCTTCGGGTCTACCGGCCTCACTCCGAGCACCGCTACCCAAGGCGTCGTCACGGTCGCTGGAACTTTGGCTCCCGCTAACGGTGGCACCGGCATTACGTCGTTGGGCACTGGCGTCGCTACTTTCCTTGGCACCCCTAGCTCCGCCAACCTCGCCGCTGCAGTCACAGGCGAGACGGGTTCTGGCGCGCTGGTGTTCGCTACCTCCCCGACGCTGGTTACCCCCACGCTCGGCGCGGCCTCGGCTACGTCATTGGGACTGGCGGCTGGTACCGTGTCGGCCCCGTCGCTCTTTGCCACGGGAGACACCAATACAGGCGCTTACTTCCCGGCAACCGACACCGTGGCGCTTACCGCTGGTGGCGTAGAGGGTTTCCGCGCGTCCGACATCACCGCTCAGGTTCAGGGCCTTACCCTCGGTCGCGGCGCAGGGGTCATCGCGTCCAACTCGGTACTCGGCACTGGCGCGTTCGCGGCCAACACCACCGGCGCTAATAACGTCGCGGTCGGTGCCTTAGCTCTAGGTGCTAACACCACTGCCTCAAACAATACTGCTGTCGGCTACCTCGCCCTGACCGCTAACACTGGCACAGACAACACAGCCATAGGCCGCAGTTCGCTGCAGGCCAACACGACGGGGGGCGAAAACACGGCGGCTGGCATCTATAGCCTGCTCAACAACACGACGGGCGGCCTAAATGTTGCCATGGGGCGCGGGGCGCTCAACGCTAACACGACCGGCGCTACTAACACAGCGCTTGGCTACAACGCCATGTTTGTAAACACGACTGCGTCCAACAACACCGCAGTCGGAGCCTACGCGCTGGATGCTTGCGTGACGGGAGCTAACAACGCCGCCCTAGGTGTCAACGCCCTTACTAGCGCGACGGGTGATGATAATGCGGCGGTGGGCGCTTACGCGCTTCAGACGAATAGCTCGGGTATACGAAACACGGCAGTCGGTAGAAGCGCCTTGGCTGCGAACACAACGGCTGATAACAACGTCGCCGTTGGTTACAACTCTCTCGGGAACAATACGACTGGTGACCGGAACACCGCTGCCGGGTCGAGTGCTCTGGATGTTAACACGACGGGCGCTCAGAACACCGGTGTCGGGGCAAACGCTCTCGGTGCTAATATCTCCGGAAACTTTAACGTCGCGGTAGGTAGTGGTGCCCTCATCGCTAACACCACCGCCTCCAACAACACCGCTGTTGGCTTTGAGGCTCTCGACGCCAACACCACGGGCACGGATAACGTGGCGGTTGGGTATCAAGCTCTTAGCGCTATTACAACAATATCCAACTCAACTGCGGTTGGCGGTGCGGCGCTCCGTGATAACACCACGGGCACAAACAACGCCGCGTTCGGGCGCGCGACGCTGCAAGCAAACACGACGGGCTCCAGTAACGCTGGCTTGGGCACTTACGCGCTCCAGAACAACACCACTGCCAACAACAACACCGCTGCGGGTTATTCCGCGCTGTTTGCGAACACGACGGGCGCAAGCAACACCGCTGTGGGTTGTAATGCCCTTACCGCCAACACCACGGCCAGTAACAACACGGCGGTTGGCGCAAACACGCTGGACGCAAACACTACGGGCGACCAGAACGTTGCCGTGGGCTCGGGTGCTCTCGGGGCAAACGATATTGGCGCTAGGAACGTCGCCGTTGGAACCAGCGCCTTGGCGGCCAACACTTCTGGTGAGTACAACACGGCGTCAGGCCAACAGACACTCGTGTCCAACACCACGGGCAGCTACAATACGGCTACCGGGAGCTTGGCGCTCTACCTGAACACGACCGGCTCAAATAACACGGCGTTTGGCTACAACGCCCTGCTCAGCGCCACCACCGCCGCTGATAACACCGCTGTCGGCGGTCAGGCTCTGGACGCTAATACGACCGGCGCGAACAACACCGGTATTGGTAGGCACGCGCTCGGTGCCAATACGACCGGCGCTAACAACACCGCTGTTGGCGGTTTGGCTATGTTCGCCAGCACCACCGGCGCTAACAACACCGCTGTTGGCTACGGCGCACTGGACGCCAACACTACGGCTGACCAGAACACCGCTGTTGGTGTTAATGCGCTCGGCGCTACCACCACGGGCGGCTTCAACGTCGCCATTGGTAACATTTCGCTAGCCGCTGCAACCACGGCAGTGTCTAACGTCGCTGTTGGTCGTAACTCGGCCAACGCAATGACAACGGGTTCGTACAACGTCGCTGTTGGTGAGAGTGCTCTACAAGCAACCACAACCGCTACTAACGTCGTCGCGGTAGGGTATTCTGCTCTTGCTGCTAACGACGGCAGTTCTAACGTCGCGGTGGGTGCCCTATCCGCCGCTGCCACGACAACGGGCAACAGCAACTCCGTACTTGGCCACGCGGCCCTTAGAAACAACACGACCGGCGGGAGTAACACGGCGGTCGGGTATCAATCCCTGTTTGCCAACACGACTGCTTCCAACAACACCGCTGTGGGCGCTAACGCTCTCGACGCTAACACGACTGGCGCTCAGAGCGTCGCTGTGGGTGCTAACGCCCTCGGCGCAAACACGACCGGCATTCAAAACGTCGCTGTAGGCGTAAACGCGCTGCTCGCAAATACGACGGAAAACAGCCACGTTGCTGTTGGTCATCAGGCTCTGGGCAACAACACTACCGGGACGGCTAATACCGCCATCGGGCACAACTCGCTTAACGCCAACACTGCGGGTATTGATCTAGTCGCTGTTGGTAGGGGGTCTAGCCAGAACAGCACTACCGGCAACTACAACTCCACCTTGGGCGCGCTCGCGCTGTATACGAACACAACGGGTGGGAGCAACGTCGCTATCGGTAGCCAAGCGCTGTTCCTTAGCACCACTGCCTCCAACAACACGGCGGTCGGCACTTTCGCGCTGGACGCCAACACCACCGGCGCGCTGCAAGTTGCCGTGGGTGCCAACGCTCTCGGGGCTAACACCACTGCTAGCGGTAACGTCGCGGTCGGCTATAACGCACTGGCAGCCAACACAACGGCTGAAGGCAACACGGCTGTCGGCTACCTGTCGCTGGACGCGAACACAACCGGCGCTGACAACACCGCCGTGGGCATAAACTCTCTGGGCACGAACACGACCGGAGCTACCAACACCGCCGTTGGCTCTGCTAGTTTGCGCGCTAACACGACAGGCACCAACAACGTAGGGGTAGGCGCGCTCGCGCTAGACTCTAACACGACCGGCAGTTACAACACGGCCACTGGCACGTTCGCCCTGTACCTAAACACCACGGGCGATTACAACACCGCTGACGGTCGCGGTGCCCTTTATAGCAACCTAACGGGCGCGGGTAACACCGCAGTAGGGTACAGCGCGCTCAACGCGAATACAGCCTCTAACAACACGGCTGTTGGCTTCCAAGCATTAGACGCAAACACTACGGGCGCTGACAATGTTTCAGTGGGCGCAGGCTCTATGGGAACCAACACGACGGGTAACTTTAATGTATCTGTTGGCAGCAGTGCTCTCCTGTCAAACTCAACAGGCGCTAACAACGTCGCAATCGGTACCGGCGCTCTGCAGTCAAACACCGCGAGTAACAACCTCGCAGTAGGCTATTTGGCCCTGACCACGAGCACGTCGGCTACTGAGAACACTGCTCTCGGGCGCACCGCCTTGACCGCCTGTACTACAGGCGGTTCCAACACTGCTGTTGGTTACGCTGCCCTCAACGTCAATACCACAGGCGCTAACAACGTCGCTATCGGACGCGGCGCGCAGCAAGCTACGACCACCGGGTCCAGCAACGTTTCTATTGGTAACAACAGCCTCAACCTGAACACCACTGGTTCCAGCAACATAGCCATTGGTCAGGCCGCAAACTGCGACACTACGACGGGCAGTAACCAGATCAACATCGGCGGTGTCTACCGCCACAACCGCCTTGTCCACACGCCCGCTACGCTCGCCACCCTGAATGCCTTTGTCGGCCTTGCGACCGGCACCCGGGCTATCTGTTCGGACTCGACCACAGTGACGTTCAACGCTACTGTTAGCGGTAGCGGTGCAAACACCGTCCCCGTTTGGTACAACGGCACCAACTGGATTGTCGGCTAACCCTCAACAACAGGAGACTGTAATGTCTGATAACCCCCAAGAAGCCCCTACCCCCGAAGAAGTCGACCGTCACTACGCCGCCTGCCTTGACAGCGTAGCTACTATCGAAGCGGCTAAGCTTGCTGGTGACGACGCCTGCGTGGCTCGTAACGTCGAGCATCTGGAACTCATGGTCGCCAAGGACTTCTGGGGTCCGTCTCACGACCTGTCCGTGCTGGAAGCAGCTATCGAAGCCGCTGAGTAACCTGTACCGCCTATGGCCCTCCTGAAGCTACAGTTCAAACCCGGCCTTAACCGCGACATCACCAACTATGCGGGTGAGGGTGGGTGGTGGGACTGCGACAAAATCAGGTTTCACTCTGGCCAACCCGAGAAGCTGGGTGGTTGGGAACGCTACTCACCCAACGGCTACTTTGGTGTATGTCGCCAGCTGAACACGTGGGTAACCACGTACTCAGAACTGTTTCTCGGGGTAGGCACCAACAACAAACTGTACGTCGAGCAGGCGGGTATATTTCACGACATAACGCCTATCAGGGCTACGTTCACCAGCCCGGCTACAAACAACTCGCTCAGCACTACCGCATTCGATAATCTCGTCACGGTGAACCTGACCGGGCACGGAGCGGTCACTGGTGATTTCGTCACTATATCCGGAGTTACTGGTAGCGTAGGCGGTATCCCGCTGGATGAAATCAACACCAACGTTCAGGTTACAGTTACAACGCCAGACCAGTTCACCTTCATCACCACTACAGCTGCCTCTTCAACCGTCGCCGGTGTCGGCGGCACCGCTATAACCATGGCGTTCGAGGCCAACTCCGGGAGCAGAATAACTTTCTGGGGGTATGGCTGGGGCGCAGGGGCTTGGTCACGCGGTACGTGGGGCGGCCCTTCCGTAGTCCCCATAAAAGTGTTCCAGCAGGATTGGTGGCTAGACAACTTGGACAACGACCTGTTTGCGAACATCCGCAACGGGGCACCCTATGTCTGGCTTCGCGGTTCGGACCCAGACCCCGTCACCGCGCTGGGTACACGAGCCATAACACTGCAACAGTACGCCTCGGATAACGGCGCTGAGCCCGACGACGTGCCGTCGAAAGTCATGCAGCTGCTGGTGTCCCAGCAGGACAGACACCTGATTGCATTCGGCGCTGTGCCGTTCGGCGAAACAGACCCGGACACCTTTGACCCCATGCTAATCCGGTGGTCTGACCAAGACACCCCCTACGACTGGACGCCGACTGTCACCAACTCAGCTGGCTTCCTGCGCGTGTCGCGCGGTTCACTGATCGTGTCCACCCTGCCTTCTAGACAGGAGATACTGGTCTGGACGGACGCCAGTCTATACACCCTGCAGTTCCTCGGCACGACAGACGTGTTTTCCCTGCAGGAGTATGCCGCTGACGTAACTATAGCCGGACCACGGGCTAGAACCTCCGCGTCCAACGTCGTGTACTGGATGGGCAAGGACAAGTTCTACACATACTCCGGACGTGTGGACACCCTCTTCTGCCCGCTCGTGGACTACGTGTTCGGCGACTTGAACGCGGAGCAGAGGGACCAGATTGTTGCTGGCGCTAACGAGAAGTGGAACGAGGTCTGGTGGTTTTACCCATCGGCTACGTCGGAAACCAACGACCGCTACGTCGTCTATAACTACACGTCGCAAATATGGTTTTTCGGCACCATGGAGCGCACGGCGTGGCTGGACAGTCGGTTCTACCCCGGCCCTCTGGGTGCCTCTGAAATCATAGAGTTTCCGTTGTTTCCTCCCTCCACCCCCTACACCCCACCTACCAAGGATGGCGTGCTGTTCGCCCACGAGGTCGGTACGGACGACGACGGTGAGCCAATGGTGTCGTACATCCAGTCCAACGACTTCGATCTTGGCGACGGTGACAAGTTCATGCTGTCCCGCCGGATAATCCCGGACGTCAGTTTCCGTAGTTCCACGGCCCTTGAACCAGAGGTGACGCTGACGGTTAAATCCCGCAACTTCCCCGGCAGTGCTTACAGTTACAGTGCTGGTGTGCAGGACTCCAAGCTCGTTATCGAGACTGCTGTGGATGTGTACACCGAACAGGTGTTCATCCGGGCTCGGGCTCGGCAGATGGCGCTGCGCGTAACTTCAGACCAACTGGGCGTCCACTGGGAACTCGGCACGCCGAGGCTGGACGTGCGCGAAGACGGCTCCAGATAGATGGCACTAGAGCGCTTTAAGTTCACACCGCTGCCGACTCCTCCCCGGGAGTACGACCCGGTTTTCTTGCGCCAGTTTATCCGCACGCTGGAGCTTTACTTCTCCCAGCTTGACGCCCTGATACCCAACCAAGCCAAGTCATACCGGGCCGAAGAGTTCTTTGGTGGGGGCTTTTACGGCGATTTCCTGAACATTTTGTACGCCACCTTCACCAGCATGTCGGCGGATGACTTCCTGTCCCAAGGCGTCATATCCGACACATTAGCTACCTCCTACGTCACACTAGACGCGGTGATGGGTGGTAACGGCGTTTTCGGCGACCTCATGGTCAACAACCTGACGGCTGGCACGCTGGCCGGGGACGGCTACTACATCGAAGTCCCCACAGGGCAGTTCACCAGTTCAATCTCCCAGACTGCTGTTTCCACCACGGCAGCCTACGCGCTGCAGTTTGACGCGAGCACGCTACTAAACGACATGTCTCTCGTTAGCAGCACGCGGATAACTTTCGCTAGGGCGGGAGTTTACAAGATGGCCTACACTGTGCAGTTTCACAGTACGGTAAACGACACAGAGATCATAAACATTTGGCTTAGAAAAAACGGCACCAACATTGCGCTGTCCAACCACAAATACAGCATTCCGGCTAGGAAAAGCAGTGGGGACCCAGCGCACTTGCTGGCCACAGGTTTTTCGTTTTTAGAGGTAGCCGCTGCCGACTACGTGGAAATCATGTGGAATGTGTCCAACGTTGCAGTTATTGTTGAGCCGTCAGTTGCCAGCGGGTCGCCGCCTATACCTGCTACCCCCTCCGCAGATGTTAGTGTAGACTTCGTTTCTGCTGCACCGCCGACAATCTTCATTCGACCTATAACGACCACAGCGTTTGCCCTTGTCGGCACAGCAAACATAAACGTTTAGAGGACTACGTGATGTTCCCGCCTCCGCCGCAGCCGATGCCGTCTACGCAGCCGCCGCAGCCCAGCCCGCAAGGTATGGGCATGAAGCCTATGGGGAGTAGCTCTAACCCCGTGGGTTATTCACCGCAGCCGCAAGTCCAGCCGTCGTACCCTGCCGCGCCGCAAGCCAACCAGATGTCCCAGTATGGTCGTGGCAACGACACCATGCTCATGCACGTCACGCCGAGCGAAGTGCAGGGGCTGCAAGGGCTGGCCCAGATGAAGGGCACGTCGCTGACGACTAACCCGATGACCGGGCTGCCGGAGGCGGGTGTCCTTGAAGACCTGCTGCCGACTATCCTCGGCGTGGCTGGCATGGCTTTCGGTATCCCCCCGATGCTCACCGCAGCTGTCGTTGGTGGCGGCACGGGTCTGGCCACTGGCAGCCTTGAGAAGGGCCTGATGGCTGGTCTCGGCGCGTTCGGCGGAGCTTCCTTGGGTGGGGCTATGGGTATTGGTGGTGCTAGCGCTGGAGCGGCTGGTGCCGCTGGTTCGGCTACCCCCATCGCTGATGTTATTGGAGCCAACTCAGCTTTGGCCCCGTCTGCCGCCACTGCTACCACTGCTATTAACCCAACAGCTTTGTCTTCGTTGGGAGCCAACGTAGCTCCCGGTGCTATCGGCGGCACTACTGGGGCCACTATTGGTGCAGGTGCTGGAGCCCTACCAGACGCGGCGCGCACTGCGGCATTGCAAAGTTCAGCGTACGCCGCCCCTACACCACTAACCTCCCGCCTAGGTTCATTGGGTATGCCGGGTGCGGCAGCGCCCGCCGCTGGAGCCCAAGCTCCCGGCTTCCTTACTGACATTCTCGGACAGCGGACCGGGCAACAGGTTGCTGACTTCGGCTCCCGGTTTGCCAGAGAAGCCTCTAAAAACTTCGCTGGCGAAGTCGGCCCAACCAGCATGTACAAAACTGGTGCAGCGGCTCTTGGCGCGGCTATGCCGGTGATGAACGCCATGCAGCCGCGCTACGCGATGCCGGAAGCTGAAGACGAGGGCTTCAACTACGAAGGGCCTTATCGCCCCTCCCCGCGCACGGCGCGGTTCAAGCCAGCTGGTTCGGAGAATGACTCGTCCGAGTTCTCCTACTTCGACAACACCAACCCCTACCCGGGTTTTGTGAACAGCCGTGGCTACGCCAAGGGCGGCGATGTGCCTGCACCAGAAGTACGCCCTCGCGACCTCGACATAGCTCCGCCTAATACGTTCCCTCCGCTTCCCCCAACCATCCCCGGCACCGGGGGGCCTATGCCTGCCGCTCCTATCAACAAAGGTGGCGGTTATGTTGTGCTCCCCCCGCCTCCGGGGCCGACGCCTCCTCCGCCTGTGCTCCCCCCGCCTCCGCCGCCTCCGGGGCCGACGCCTCCTCCGCCCCCGAGGCCCGAAGTACGCCCGGGTAACCTGAACATTGCTCCGCCTAACACGCTGCCGCTGCCGCCCATCCCTTCAAACCGTTGGAATAGTGCTCCACCGGGCAGAGTGACGCGCCCGCTAGGCTATGGCGACCAAATCAACACCGGCTTCGTGCCAGAAACTAGGCATACTCCCGCGCCCCCGGTGCCGGGCGCTCCCCCGCCGTTGGTTGGTGGCGGCACTGGTAGCACCGGTGGCGGCTACACTGGCTATACTGGTGGCACTACCTACGACCTCACCCAAGCTGACATCGACCAGATAAACCGCTTCTTCCGCACGCTTGGAGGCGGTGTAAACCAGAACGACCTCACCCAAAATGATGGAGGGGGCGGAGGGGGCATATCGGGGGGAGCGGGGGGCAGCGGTTCTGAGACGCCGCTGCCCACAAACCCTACTCCTCCGGTCGTAACTCCCCCCGCGCCTCCTCCGGGGCCGACGCTCCCTCCGCCTCCCCCTTCCCCGCCACCGGCACCGCCGGTAGTGGTTGAGCCCCCACGTCCGACGCAGGACGAGATTACTGAAGAACCGACGCTCCCTCCGCCTCCGGGACCTACGCCCCCTCCCGTGGTCGCGCCTCCTCCCGTGGTCGCGCCTCCTCCCGTGGTCGCGCCTCCTCCCGTGGTCGCGCCTCCTCCCGTGGTCGCGCCTCCTCCCGTGG